TGAGTCATATCCCGGCAAGATGCGAATAATTTTAGGCGTAGAAAGCCCGTCAGTAGTGCCGCCAATCGGCGCGCGGACTCTTGACCTATCGTGACGCACGAAAACTAGCGGCTCAAGCAAAACATCGTCCGCTCCGTTTCCTGTCGCAACGTCTAAAGTTAGGTTGTCGAATCCTTCTGTCATAAATCAGATTAGTCGCACCAGTCTCGCGGAAAGTTTTTAGTCAACTTCGGCGACGTATCGCCACTGATGCGACCATTTTTTGCGGCGTTGTTTTACGCCTAAAAGTTACGACTGAAAGCAATCGCCGCGCAAATATATGCGCCGTCAACGGACGTATCGCCGCCAGTGCGATTTTCGTAAAAGCCAGTCAGATTAAAATTCCAGCCCTTGCCAATGCCGATTTTGTAGTTCGCGCCAGTGACGACGATTTGCCCTACTTGCCCGCCACTAGTATCAATCAGCACGGAAGCGAACGGCGCAATAAAGAAGTTCGTGAGTCCCCATCCTTTGAGCGGGGCAATGACGGTTTGAACATTCAGGCCGCCCTTAACAAAATTCACGTTGTCAGTAGTGAAGTGTGCGCCATGAGCGATTTCGTCAAAGCCAAGAATGAAGCCCGCGCTCGTTTTACCGTTGCCGACAAAGTTGTAGAGGTAGTCCACGAAAAGCAGATTGTTATTGCCATGAAGCCCGCGCCCTCCGCCAACCGCAACGGCAAAGTTCGTTGAGCCTAAAGCGGATTGCATGACTTGTTCAAGCCCGCCGCTAATTGTCGGAGTGATGGATGCCGGCAAGGTGATGCCTTCGCTTGCAAACGTCGCTGGCGGCGTTGCTGATGCTGTCTGCGCGTGTGCGCTGAACGCACCGAATAACATAAAAGCCAATCCAAGCAACGCAAGAATGGTGATGATTTTGGCGACGGCGGGATTGATGGATGATTCTTTCATAAGTTTTACGTTTATAGGTTTATTTCGGCGGATTGTCAATAGGTTTTGGCAAAGCAGGAGGCTCCGGCTGGCTAGGCGCAGTTTGGACTTGCGGTATAACCACTTGATTTTCCACCGGAGTCTCGTAAATCGGCAAAGGATTTTTGTCCATGTAATCCAAGACGGAAAGCAAAAACGCAACGCCAAAAACGGCAATTATTTGTTGAAAAGATAGCGCAGGAATGGCGTCCGTCGTCGCGTGTGCCACCGCCACGCTGACGTAGGCTTTTAGACTGTGAACACCAGCTTGCACCGCGCCCGCGTTCATCACGGCTAGGTAATGATTAAATGCTTTCATATCAGTGTTTGGTTTTTAGTTCGCGCTTGATTTCAGACAAGCTATCATTTGTGGTTGCTATTGACAATGTATTCACCTGCGAATTTTAGTCCCTCCCAAATTGTTGCCGCCCCGCCCGCGAAAAAAGCAATCCGTAATCGCATCGTGCTTTTCCATTTTTTCAAATCGCGCACGTCAGAAACCATGCCGTCAATTCCAAGCCGCTCATTTCCAAGCAATGCGGTTTTTATCTCGGAAACGTCTTTTTGTAAGGCTTCAAACTTTTCAGGGTCTAGGCTCATAGTGAGTTTGGTCATTTGTCGCTCATAAATTTAAGCTGGCACGGTTATTGTTGCTTTTGCTAACATCATTTCGTGCATTTTGTTTTCCCTTCTCCCTTGGTCATAAAACTTAAATAGCTTTCATTGACTAACCGATGGCGAGTTTGTAACAGCGTTGTCCGCATTGGATTCCACGTTTGTGGTCGGTGCTGAGTCAGAAGCTACCGACCTCACCAACTTGGCGCGAACCACCACCCCATTGCTTGTCGTGGAAAAGGTTGCTGACGCAAGATTTGTGATGTCATAACCAGCGGGCAAATTTGTCACCAACTGGCCGAGCGTCGTCAGCGGCACGATGATAACTGCCTTTCCACCGATGATGGCGTTCGTCCCTTTGATGGAAATAAATCCATTCGGAACTACCGCTTGAGACATTAGGCTCTCGCCAACTCCAACTGGCAAAGTGGTGGATATAGTCACAGCTTCCGTCTGGACATCCACCGAGCTTTGAGCGCGAACAGCTTGAGAAGTTATCCCCGCTAGAATAGCGAGGCCGATAGTAATTAGAGTTTTTTTCATGGTTTTATTCAATTCGGATGTATGTGCCAGTCGTGGTTGTCGCCTGATACGCGATTGTTTGCCCTGCGGTTAAAGTGACTACTGCTGCGTCAGCAAAAGAGCCGCCCGTCACGCTCAAGGTGGTCACGCTTGACTTGGTGTGAATGCGATAAATCTGGCCTGCCACCGTGCCGCTGGACGGCAACGCGATGGTAATACTGGCGATGGTTGAGAAATTGACAAGATAAACAGTTTCATTCCAGTATGACGTGGAAGCCGTCACCGTCCCGCTGGTCGAAGGCGACGCGGTGACGTGCGGTGCGACATCCTTAGCCCGCTCGGTGATTGCGGTAGCTGCTGTAACGGTACCTGCAAAAATGGTCGCATCGTTGGTGTAATTCCCGGTCGAGTGAACAGTGCCGGAGATGTCAACGGTTGCCCCCGGAGTTGTGGTGCCAACTCCCAACTGGGTCGCCACAAACAAGCTCGCATCGTTGGTGTAATTTCCAGACGAGTGAACAGTGCCGGAGATGTCGACGGTTGCCCCCGGAGTTGTGGTGCCAACTCCCAACTTGGTCGCCACAAACAAGCTCGCATCATTGGTGTAATTGTCCGTTGAGTGCATAGTGCCACCCACTTCTAATTTTGCGGCTGCGACTGTGGTTCCGACGCTGATTTTATCAAAGAGTGCGCCAGAACTAGGAACGGGACTACTGGCGAACGAGCCATGCGCTTCGCCGCCGTTTGCGTTATACGCCACAACCGGAGAGTATCCGTATGGGTTGAAAATGAACTCACCACCAGCATAGCCAGAGTCACTTCTAGTGCTAAAAAACTGCCATTTAATGCCTCCAGTTCCAGTGGGGTAAAGCGAAAGACAGACGTTCGGAACGTTGCCTTGCACATTTAATCCGCCACTGTTGTTGGAAGTATTCACGGTCATGTTGCCACTACCATCGTCCAAAATATTGTTTATAGTTGATAGACCTCCACCGAATTGCGCGTATCCTGTGTCAGCGTCCATAGCGATTGTTGTATTACCTGCTTGTGATGCCATCATCAACCCATTGTTCGGATTTCCTGGACCGCCTCCGTTGTCTATGTTGCCGATGCTGACGCGGCCGTAGCCGCCATCTCCGTAGTCGTGACTTGCTATCCACAGCGTTGCCGAATCGCTATAAAACTGTTGCGCAGTCATGTAATTATTCCAATAAACGCCGCCGTAGCCGGTGGCGGTGAGGATATCTCCTTGAGCTCCAGTAGATTGATTTCCATCATAAAGTCCGGCAGGGACATGAAGATTATGCGACTGGTCAGCCAGCAGCGTTGAGGTGCTGCCGTTTGGGTCGGGATAATAAAGCTCCACGCCGTAATTGGTGTCATACTTCGCTAGGTAGCCAGCACCTGCACCGGAGTTGGGGTATAAAAGAAAACCAGCAAGGCCACCAACTCCTCCGCCGTTTCCAGCGAGTGAACCGGATTGGCCAGGAGCGGGATAATTCAGCCCTGCACCATTCGTCACCACGTTGGAGGTGGAGTTGGTGTTGCCAATCGTCAGCGTCCCTTTACCAGTCGAATCCACGGAAAACTTATTCGTCAATCCGTTCAATGTGGTCACGGTGAAATTTGTGCCGAGAAAGACGTTAGTGTTTTGCGCCGAAGCCGTGCCGAGCGTCCAAACGCTCGACGGCAATCCATTCGTGGCATTCTTTGCGGCCACCAGCGCGATGTTCGTGGATTGATTCAACGACGCAAAGAGCGCGTCGCTGGCCGCCATTGAATAAGCATAAAGTCCATTGCTTAAGTTCGTCGAAATGGCGGTGTAGTCTGCGGCATAAACCGTCCCCGTAACATTTGTGCTGAATGAATTTGTAAAACACGCCGTCAGCGTCGGTGGCTGAATCGTCGAAAAGTATTTCACGCGATAGCTGAAGCCGGACAACATTGGATTGGTGTAGCTTGCGGAAGTGATTACTCGGAAAGTTTCGTCGCCGACGACGTAGGCTTTTCCATCAAGCCCAAACGCCAGCGGCGTAAAAGAAACTTGCTTAACGGTTTGCGTCTGACCTAGTCCATTAACGAATGAATAAATTACGCTGATGTTCGTTTGCGCTTGGCAAACAAACTGTGTCAATAAAAGCGCGAAAACGATAAGCCGTGTCATCATAATAAAGTAAAAGTCAATTTCTGGCTACCACTTCCCGCGTCCGCAACGGCTGGCGGTCAAATTCACCAGCGTCGGGATTGGCACGCCGCCGCAACATTGCTTGCAATTGCCGTTCGCGTTGAATTGGCACGGCTCGCAAATGGCGAGGCGTGATGATTGCAGTTCCGGCGCGGCAATCACTTTGGCGCGGTCGAACTTGTAAGGATTGCTTACAGGTTCAAATCTCAAAGCAGCGGGTTTCATGGGCAGAATGACCACGCCGCGTAGTCCGCCACAAAGCGCGAGACGTTGTTGCAAATGCGTTCAGTGGTCTTCCAATCGCTCGTGACAGTCGCGCCGTAAAGGATGCCATTCGGGTAACACGGCGGCGGAAATTTATTGGCGGGGTCGTAGAACAGCGTCACGCCCGTCGGCAACGATTTGCCGCTCGGCACGGCGTCAGCGGCTTCCACAAGCGGGCGCATCGCGTAATAATAAACGGGCGGTGTAGCCCCGCCATCATCTGATTTCCCGCTGCCGTCATCTTCTTTCCATGAAAAGCTCAATGGCGTGGTGTAATCCATCGGGTTAAAATCCGGCTTGAACGGCGTGCCGCAAGCGATTTCAAACGGGTCTTCCATCGTCAGGCCGATAAAACTTTGCGAGTGTGCGCCGTAGCCGTTATCAATCGGCACGGTCGGAAAATCAAACAGCACTTGCGTCCCGAAATTCTCCGGTGAACCACTCGGCACGATGCCGACGATGGCCGGACATGAACCATTTAGATAATTGAATTGCTCAATGGAATAGCCGGAATCCAAGCAGCCGACCACGCCATCACCAACACCTGCGCCCGTTCCATTAAGCCATGCCGGTTGCGCTGCCGTCGCCAAGTTCGCTTTGCGTTGGTCAAACTGCCATTTGATGTGAACGCCGGTATTCTGACTCGCGTTGGTAAAGCCTGATTGCGCCCACGTCAACGCCGCGTCCACCATCCAAACCGCCGTCGGATAATTTGAAGTTGTCGCCGTGAAATGATTGTCGTCCGAAGTAGAGACACGCGCCAGCACGAGCGGCGAACCGTTCAACAAAGTTCCGCCCGCGTCGTAAAGGTTCACCGCTCGCAAAGCTGTGTCAGAACCTTTGCGGAAGTAAGGTTGCGCGGCGGTCGTGTTCACCGTCAAGACGCCAGCGGCGTAACTCGTGGTGACGGCCACGCGGCCAGTGATGCCCGGTGCGCTGGCGAACGTCTGCGCGTATTGCGTATAACCAACCCACTTGAGCCAGCCGAGCCAATTCACATTATCGCGCTGGTCGCCGTAAGTATAAACGCCCGTCGGGAAATCTTCAATCTTCGCGCCCACCGGCACATTCCAAGTATGGTCGCCATTATCCGTCGCCGCGCCCGTCACGGGATAAATCCCCGTCACGCCGATGCTGCCCGTCACCGCAATGTAACCCGTCGCCGGAAACGCGCTGGTGGTGCTGGGTTTGCCCACGGTGAAATAACCGCTGCCCGCCGCTACGATGATGCCAACGGTAGTTTGGTCAACGTCAAATTTCCGTTTGCCGCTCGGTTGCAGATAATCCACCGCATTCCATTTTTGCACTGCCTGACAATACTTACCGCCCTTCAAACAACCGTTCGAGAAGTCGGTGAACTGTTGCGGGAAATTGCCGATGTTCGGCGTCCCCACAGCCAAGCCATCGTATTTCTCGTTTTGCGGCGGCATCCAGCGCATCGTCGGCGTCGGCAACTGTCCGTCAAAATACGTTCCGGCAGGGTTTTCCGTTGTCGAATCCGTAAAGCCAGAATCATCCGAATACGCGCCATGTGAATAAGGGAACCAATAAGATAATCCCGTTGGGTTTCCAAATTGGTCAATCTGCGGCTCGCGGCGATACGTCACGGCATTGAACCAGAAATGACGGTCGCAAATGCCGATGCTCTGGCTAGTGGCTGGGTCAATCGGTTTCGTGTGCGCGATGATTGAGCCGTCGTAAATTCCAGTCCGCAAGTTCGCGTCCGTGAAGTTCGCGGGAACCAACCCAACGGTAGTCGGGTCGGTGAAATAAATTCCGTGTGCGGGCAATGCCTGTGTCTGCCAAATGAAATCGTTAGGGTCGTGCCAAGTGATTTGCGCCCACGTCGGCGTCCAGTCCGCGCCCTGACCACTTACAGGCGTCCACGTTCCGTAATTGGTTGGCAACGGCGTCGAGGTGTTCGGGACGTAAAGTAGCGGGTCGTAAGTCCAAGGCGCGTAGCCGTTGCTGTCGGCGATTGGCGATGCGTAGTTGTTCATAGTCGTGAACAAATCTGTTGGCGGCACAACGGCGCCTTGCCATTCCGCATAAGTGCAAAGCGCGGCGTGCGCCAAGTTTTCATCTATCCGCAAACTATTGAGCCGTTTGAAGTCGCTCATGTCCCACGCCGCCAATGCCGCTTCAAAATCAGATACGCAGTCCGCAGCGGTGTAGGGTTTGGACAGCGTGACCGAGAAACTGCCTGACATTCCAGAGCTGACAGTTTGCGCCCAGCCCAATTTTATTTCGGTGAACCCGCCTAAAGCAAAAACGCCTGAAATCCCCGTGTCGGTAAATGTGACCGCGCAAGTTATCGCTGGCGTTGGCGCTATGTTGGTTGCGCCGATGACGGCATTGGTGATGGCTGCAATGACCGCCGTTTCCAAATCCGAAGCTGAACCGGAAAACCCGCTCTCCAACGGATATGCCGCCGGAACACTAATCACCGAACAGAACGCATCGGCCAAAGCGAGTTGATTGCATAAGCCCGCAAAGACCGGAATCAAAACGGACATTGCGGTAAAAACATTGCCCCCGAAATAAGCCAGTGAATAATTTTCATTATCAATGGTTGGAAAGCCGGAAATCGCCCCCATGTTCCAACACGCCGCCGGAACCGTGACAAAGCCCGTCACTAAATTGATTGGGAAATTTCCAGTGAAGGTGAATAACGAAGTCGGCGTGGCGAGGCTCGTGGTTTGCACATAGCCGCCGACGGAGCCCGGAACATACGCCATGGCCGAGCCGTAATTTGTCTGATAATTCACCGGCATCGCTGCCGCGTTGCCGATATAAGTTTGCGTCGAAATCCCGGTTGTCCGGCCAACCTCATAATCCGCGCCGATGGAGAAATCCGCGCTTAAATTAAAAACATCAGATGGCGTGAAAGAATTTCCGTAGATGTCGGTCAGCGGATCGTTGATTTGAACCGGCGGCGAACCTGAATAAGCATTGTAGCCTGTAATCGTCGCGTTTCCGGTGCTGAATCTTGCTCGGCGGGCTGATTTGAGATAGTGAATTTGATTCGCAGTGGTCGTCGGGTCGCTATTTGAATCGCAGGTAAAAAAACCTGGGCGTCCATGCCAATACTTCTGCGCGAAAATCCAGTTTCCGCCGCGCCGCCGCGCCATCAGCATATCCGTCATCAACTGCGCCGTGCCGCTCCCGCTGCCGGTGGCCGTCACCGTGAAAATCAAGCCCACCGTGTTTGCGCTCGCGCCCATTGCCGTCCAGTCCGTCGTGCCAATCGTCACAATCTGCGCGATGTCGCCCACCTGAAAGAAACTCGCCGCCGCGTTCGGGTATGCCTCGTAAGCGTTGTTATCGAGATTATAGTGCGTGGCATCCGGCGTTGCGCCCGCCACGATGTCATCCGTCCCCGCCGTCACCTCCTGCGCGGGCAAGCCATTGTAATCGCCAATCTGCAACCAACCGCCGCACTTGCCGCACTTCGCGCCACCGGAACACACGCGCGGCCCACCAGGAGCTGCGTCGTAAGTATTATCCAACCGCGCCGCTGGAATGTTGACGCCATCCGCCGTCACCGTCGCGTTCGTCGTCGGGTCGGTGCAATCCGATTGCGTCCGCACCTGCGTCACGTTTTTCAAACGCGGAACGTATGCACCGAGGTTGCAGCAGCAGCATCCGAACATAATTAAATTAGTGCGTTGCTGCCATTCGGGACAGCCGCCGCGTTAATGGTTGCAATAACTACCGCACCCGCTGGCGGTAATCGGTAAATCGTGCCGGAAATCAATACCGGCACATAGCAAGTAGTCCCGTCTTGCAAGCAGGCTTGCATATAAACTTTTTGGCCTGCCCCAACTTGCGGCGGCGGTGTAAAATACTTTCCATCGGCGCGATGCGTTACTGTCCAGCCTTGAATGAAGACGCGCTCACTCGTTGCCCATTTAACAAGGTAATCCAGCCAAACCCAAATCGGGCTTTTGTCCTGCGATGGTTTTGGCGGCGGATAGAGCATATTAAAGCGCGTTCCCGTAGATGCTAGTATTCCACAAACCGTAATCCCATGTCTGCGTAATGCTCCATTTGCGCTTTGCAACTTGACGGACAGACGGCGCATTTTTAAGCCATCCGTAATTGAATACCTGATTATAGCCCGTAATGCCTATTGGTTGCGGCGGTGGATTGGTGGACGGCAAACTTGCAATGTCGAAAAGAAGCCCGCCGGGTATGCCTTCGCTAGTAATTAAAGTTGGCGTTGAAATTACATTTCCGATGTTCGTAAAAGTAGCGGGGTTGATATATTGCGCGGTAACGATTTTTGTATGCGTCATTACCGGCGCGGGCAATTCAACAGCCGCTTGCGGGTCGGTTAAAAGAATTTGATACAACTGCATTCCAGATGCTGAATAAAGATTTGCAGCCGTTCCCCATGTTTGAATTGCGATTAGCCCGCTGGATGGGTCTTTTATGTAATTCCCAAGCGTGGCTTCAGAAACTCGAAATCTCAAATCTTCAACTTGACCATAGGCGTCGGCAATGGCTTGCAAAACAAGTTGGTTGTTCGATTCCAAAAGCGGCTTCATTACTTTGCTCGGAACAATCTCCCAAGTTTCTTCCGCTTCCGTCGCCGCCGCGTTGAAGGCGGTATTGATGAAATTCCAGTTGTAATCTAAAGTAATTTCCGAGCGCGAGCCAAAATTATTTTGATACTCGTAATTGATTCCGAGCAAATCAGCTTGCGCGGCGATGTTATTTATTTGCGCTTCCGACAACGATGCGTAAATCACTTTTGACCAACGTCCGTCAGAACGCCGCCCGTAGCTGTAAGGCTGCTGCTGCGGCGTTGTATTGCCTAGAATTTTTTGCGTGTTAATCATAGCTTAATGGTTCGGAATGTTCATTAGCGACATGATGCCGGAATAATCAAAACTATTTTTCATTCCGCCATCAAGCGAACCATTGCCGCCAAAATTCTTCGTCGGCAACTGAACCTGAATTGTTTTCAAAGTTTGATTTACGCCCCGCAATAATTCCACGGTGGTTTTTGAGTATTGTTCCATCCTTGCCGCCGAATGCACCGCGCCGATGTTTGAGCCAAGAAAGTTTCCGACTCTAACTAGCGAGTCTGATTCAATTCTTCCATTGCCGCGCATTTTTTTAGCAACATCGGCGGTTGCGGAAAAGTCCGGCTTTGGATTTCCATCTCCCTTTCCGTAATTTTTAACCCAATTCCTTAAATCAGCGACATCAACCTCCGCGCCCTTCGCCGCACCCATTGTAAAATCCGATTGCTTTTGAATTATTTGCTGCAAGTAATGAAAAAATTCCTCTCCGCTTTTTCCTTTGAAATCTTCAAACGGACCGCCCTTAAGCCTTGAATTTACAACATCGGAATATCCTTTAAGAATCATGATCGCCTTAACTCCTGGAGATTCTTTCCCGGTTAATTTAAAAGCTTTTTCGGGTGAAAACTTCTGCATCAGGTCAAGGATTTTTATGGCCGTATCTGACCGTTCTTTTGAAGAATAACCATTAAGCCCGGCAGGCGCATCGTCTGTGTTTTTTTTTATCAAGAAAATCAAACTCTCAAATGCTTTACCCACAAGTCCGGTTCCTGTTATTAAATTCAAGAAAGACTCAACCACCTTTACAATAACCGGGCTAAATTCTTTTATGAAAATCATTCCCAACAATTCAAAGTTGTCGCTCATTTTTTTGAGCTTTTCGGCAACCTCGCCGGACATCATAAACCCCTGCATCTTCCGCCCAAGCTCGTCAAAATCCGTTTTCAAAACGGCGATGCCTTGACCCGCGCCGCGCCCTAAAACTTCCCGCAATGGTTGCGCGATCTGTTCCGGCGAAACTTTTTTGACCGTCTCGCTGATTTCGTGCATGAACAAATCAGCCGCCCTCTTTGTCTTCAAATCCGTCTGCGAAACGCCCAGCGCGCCAAACGCAGCGGATGCCGCCCGGTCGCCACCAAGAGCCTTTGCTCGCGCCTGATTGATTTTTTCCAACGCCGTCGCCACCGAATCCATCTCCGTTCCGGCATCTTTTGCAGCTTGGCGCAATAATTGAACCTGCTCAACCGTCGTCCCCAATCGTTTCGCCGTGTTCACTAATTCATCTGCCGTTTCAATCGTGCGGCGAAAGGCTTCCTCAACCGTCGCAACGCCAATCGCGCCGATGGCAAAAGATTTAATGCTGTCCGCAACCGATTCTTTGACGCGGTGCATCCCGCGCTCGAACGACGCGGAATTTAGCGAAATGGTTGATTCAAGGTTTAAGCCCATATCAATTTAGCGTTGCCAAGTATTCTTCAAAGGCTTTCGCGTTTGCTTCGCCATGCGCTTCCATCGCGGAATAATCTTCGTGCGAGATTAAGCGCACAGAGCCTTGCGATTCCATGTATTTGAAAAAATCTGTCATCGCTTTCGCCATCGGCTCTTCTTCAATTTCTTCCGCCGTCCAGCCAGCGTTTGAACGCAGGCAAATTTCCATCGAGTGCGACCAATGCGAAATGCTTTCAGCTTCGTTCGTGCGCGAGTTGGACAACGGATGCCACGGCATTGCGGTTGCTTCCGCGCAATAAATTTTGAACTGCTCGAAACAGGGCAGGATGGAAAAGCCTTTTTGCTTCGTATGCTTTCCCGCAATCTTGCCGAATCGCTTTGCCTGTTTCGCCAGAAGTTTTGGCTGCATCAAATAAGATTTGAACTCGCTCACCGGCAATCCGCAAATCAGCAACGCAAAGAATAATTCATTCGTCAATTCTTGAACGGAAATTTCACGCGGTGATTCATCTACGAAAGGCGATTCAAACCGCTTCAACAAGCGGTATCTTCCGAGGCTTAACGGCCAGAGCCGCAAACCTAGTATGATTTGCGGCTCTGGTAAAGCCGCTGTAAATTCGGCGGCAATCATAAGTTGTAAAACTTTTACGCGCTCGCGGCGGCGGTCACATTCGGCACTTGCAAGAGCGGAATTGAAAGCTCCGCCGACTTCGTGATTTCTTGCGGAATGTCCGCGCCCGGTTGCACAATCCAATACGAATAAACCAAGTCCGGCGAACTGGCGGCGGCGGTTATGGCAATGATTGTCCCCGGTGTGAACGCGGCGGAAAGTTTCGTCGCCGTAATCGCAGCGGCAATGCCAGACGAACCAATGACAAATTTCAAATCGGCGGCAGTTTCCAGACCATAATAATTCTCGGCAACCACATCGCCCTGCAAAGAGCGAATGCGTTCTTTCTCCGCAATGGATTTGATGCTGGACGATTGCAGTAACATTCCAGTGAACGGCGTTGCCGTCACGCCGTGGTCGGTTGACGTGGCCTTAAAGCCAAAGTTGACCGCGTAGCCCAGTGGGACAATGGTTGAACTCATAATTATTTGTGTTGAATGATTCGGATGCTAACTAATTCCATGCCGTCCGCGATGCTGGCGCGAATGTCCAAGCCGACAACTTTAATTTCAGTCGGCACGGCGGCGAGTCGCGCTTTCGCAAATGTTTTGAGCGCGTCAATCATTTCGGCTTCGCGCGCGGCAAAAGCGTTCTGCGAAGTAATCAGCGCAATGGAGTTTTCAACAGCGACCTTTTCGGTTGGACTTGCACCCTCTTTAACTGACGGCACAGGCTGTTGACTCGGCGCGGTGATGGCTTCAATCGCCGCCAGCGCGTCCGCAATGGTTTTTACTCCGGCAATAGGTGTCATAAAATTATTTGTTTTGAACGGACTGCGCGCCAAGTTGCACGGCAATGTTTGTTTTGTTGTAAGCCTGAAAAGCGCAGTAAATCGTAACTGTGCCGCTGTTGGTAAGTGAGATTGACGCGATGCCGTCATTGGTGACTGAATAATCGCCAACCACGTCCATGTTTGCGACGTTGGTTGAGACGCCTAAAAGAATCCTGCCGCCGCTCATAAAGTTCGTGCCGCCAGTTCCAACCGATTGCAAAAGGAAAGTCGGCGCGGGATAGACCGAGGCGTTACCAAGCGAAATCGCCGTGCCGGTATTGGTAGTGAAATTCACCGAAGTCAGCGTGAGCAAGTTAGAAGAAACCAGAGCCGCGCGCGAGGCGCACAAGCCGCAAATCAAAATGGTGATGGCTAAAAGTTTCGTCATTCTACAATTAAAGTAAAAGTCAATTTATGCGGGTATAGCTGACGGGCAGGAATAGATTTTCATTTTCCAGCCAGTTCCCCAATAGTTTCCATCCAGCTTTCGCGTCGGCGTCCGCTCACTTAACCCAAAGCAGGTGAAATTAGCCTGTGCCGCCGTCAAATCTTCTGGCAAGGTTTGAGACAGCATCACCGTTTGAAGGTTGGCAGCGTTGGCTTTGTGTTGTGGCAATGGGTCGGTAGTGCCGTTCGCCTTTTCTGCGGCGGTCAACTTGCTATACGGTGTCCGTAATTCGACAACAACATCCGCCCAACGGTTGCCGGAAAGCGGCGGGTCTTCGTTGCCTAAATCGCCTTCCACATACGCCACAATCCGCGCATCTGATTTGTCCACGTTGTTTTCGCCCGCCAGCAAAAGTAGGTTGCTTGTCCAGCCGCCTTTTGTAGTTAGGTAGTTGACGAAAGCGTTTTCAATTAGTTCGGGATGTTCCATAAATTAGCGGTTAACAATTTGACCGCCTTTGGTTAATTTAACGCCAGCCATGCCAGCGGCTTTTTGCATTTTGTCCTCAATGTAAACCTTCATGGAAAGCGTTTCGTGTTCAATGGCTTTTTGCAGTGCTGGCCCGCCAAATTCCATCAAGGCGTCTTTCGTATCGTGACGCGCATTCGCCATGTTGGTTATGATTGCTTTGGCTAAAAATCCACCGCCTTTTGCGGGTGATACTTTTCCTTTTGGTTGCCCAATTTGTTTTGGCCTGCCCGTTGCGTTGCCCTCTTCGCTACGCATGGCACCGCTTTTAGACGGTATCAATCCGCCAAGTGTTTTTATCGCCGGAAGCCATCCCGATTTGATATAAGCAACCGAGCGAAGGCGAGCCGCCTTCATCATTTGTTGCGCTTCAGCCATCGCATCGCCGTAAAGCCCTTTTTGCCCGCGCTCGCCACGCCGCTTGTTGATTATCATTCCTGCAATTCGTCCACCATCATATCCAAAAAACTTCCTGACCTTTGACGAATCAGCCTTTGGCGTATAAACCACCGCCGCACGCGCGATGAAAAACGCCTTCGTGTTCACGATTTCGGGAATAGTCCGGCGCGTGTATTCCTGATACTTTTCCAGCGTCCGCATAAACTCTCGGTCGTCAATTTTGAATTGCGCGTTTGCCATTACATTCCTTGCACGTTCAAATCGGCGTTAATCCGCATCTGATAACCAGCGGGCGCCGGCGTGACGTTGGTTATGGTGTAATCCTTGCCGACGTAAGTAATCGTCTCGCCAGAGTCGGGCAGTGTGCCGCCGAATTGGCCTGTCAAGCAAGTCAACTGCAAGTCGCTTGTCAGCGCAAATCCGCCGATGTCGTTTGCGCGTTTGAACTTTGCGCCGCCGGGAAGAAGTTTCCAGTCCGTCTCGTTCCATGTGAACACTGGCGCGTCTACTCCAAGTTCATCATAAACTTGTTTCAGCGATGCTGCATGGATTGAATAGACTGACATAAATCAAAAACCGCTGCCGCTGAAACCCAAAAACAGCGGCAGCGGCGGGAATGGTTGCAACCAGATTATTTCTTTTCAGCGGCGGCAAGCGCGGCGGCTTTCGACTTTTCCGCTTTCACTTCGGCATCAATCTTCGCCACGCTAACCGGCGAGCCGTCAACGTCAACGATGCGGCCTGAATGTCCGAGGATGGCGATAAGTTCCGCTGTCTTTTGGTCTTCAACATCCACTTCAAACGTGTCGCCTTTGGCGATATGCAAATCGCCTTCTTTTTTGCCGTCAACTTTCAGCTTGTGCGTGTTCCGAAAGTCGCTTGTTGCTTTGAATTTCATAGTGTTTTTTGTTAGGTTTTATTTGGTTTATTGTGCGGTCAAAGTTACGCTCACGACGTTTGTAACCGTGGCTGCGCCCGTCCAGACAATCCGAACGTAGCGCGCGGCGTCGTCAGCCTTAAAGCCAAACGTGGTTATGCTGTTTGAAGTAAGCGTCAATCCTGTGCCGGAATTTGTGAACGGCGCGGGAATAATGTATTGAGTTGCCCAGCCAGCGGTTGCGGAGGTTGGCGTGGTTAGCGTTCCGGCGATGTTAAACGTGTTGGTCGCCGTCAGACTTGTCCCGCCATAAGTTGCGTTGGTGTAAATCACAGACAGCGCGTTTGCAATCGCCACATTCGCCAGCGTGACCAAGTTGGTTTGGTCGGCAGACGTTTGAACCGCAAACGTAACGGCGTTTGAGCCGGAGATGTTAAACATGGAAACATCCAGCTTGGCGATGCCGCCGAGCGTGTGAATGTCAACCCAGTTATTCGTCACCGCCGCCGAACCGGAAAGCTGCTGCGGCACGGACACGACGACGGTTCGCGGCTGCGCGAAATAGTCTAACGTGCCTTGCGCGTTTGCGGCCAGTGAAAGACTGGCGACCGCCAGAATCAGCAATTTCAATTTGTTAATTTTCATTTTATTTATTAGTTGAATGTTCTTCTGTTGGTCGTCAATTATTGGTTGGCTGCATCAGCCGACACGACAAATTCCTGCGGGTGGCGCAAGGCGATATCAATGAAGTTGTTGATGGTGATTTTGACTTCCCCCTTGTCCGCCAAAGTGTAGGGGTCAACTACGATGTCCAGCCCGCCAAACATCGCCATAATCAGCGAGTTGAAATTGCCGAAAATCATCTGGTTGTTCAAAATCTGGTTCGTGTCCAGCGCGGGATAGCCGTTGATTTCGTTGTCTTCCCAAAGCGCGATGTTCGTCACGTTCGTGCCGCCGCCAGTCAAGAACTTGGCCGCGCTCTTGAGCGTGCCTTTCGCCGTCGGCGTGGTCACATAGGCGCGGTTGCCGCCCTGCGAGTTGGCCGCGTTGATAGCAGTTTCAAACGCAACGAGCTTGGCGTAGGTAGCAGCCGCACCAAACGTAACCGAGCCAACGCCGGGAGTGTTGATGATGCCTTGCGGCTCGCTGGCCGCGCCAGAACCGTTGAAGCCGAGATAATCCAACTTGATGGCATTGACGGTCATCAAATCGTCGCGCATGAAGTTTTCAATCGCAATCGCGGATTGAATCAAAAGCTGTTTCGAGTAGATGCCAACCGCCGAAACGCGTTTCGGCGTGAGCGAGATTTGGTCAATCGTCTGATTGCTGACAGCCGTTTGCGCGATTTCAGAAAGACTGTAAGCCGTAGCCGCGCCGGTCTGACGCGGAATCGACACGTTGCCAGTCAATCCACCCATGACGCGGATGCCGAGCGTCGAAAGCACCATCTTGTTGCGGAGCAATTCAATGGGAGTCGGCTCAAGCAAGGTCGGCACAAATGCGCCACCTTGACCGAAAATGTTGACCTGCATATCGCGGCGGCCTTTTTCGGGGTCGCCTTTCTTGCCGACTGTGACATCGGTAGGAATCCAGAAAGACGAGCTGCGCTTGCCGTAACGTTTTTCGGCTTCCTGATTGTAATCAAATTCGGGGCAGTCCTTTTCAATCTTGCCGCTCTTGCTGTTCATGCAGGACTGGACGGCGCGAACAATCGAGTAATCTTCAACCTCGGCTTGGCTCATGCCAATGTGCGCTTCCGTGTGGTCGAGTTTGCGCGCGCCAAAGGCTTCCAGAGCCTTGCCGGAAAAGTCGCCAACCGTTTCGCCAGCTAAATCGCAGTCCGTCGCAATCTTGCGAATCGCTTCGGCCATCGTCGGCGTTTTTTGCGCAATCTTTTCAGCTGCGTCGTGAATAGCCTTGCGGCGAGCGCGGTCAGTGGTTAGTGCGGCATCGCCAAATTCTTTGCGTTGCGCCTCGGTGATTTCAATTTTTTCTGACATAATGATTTTGGTTGGTTCGGAAACTTTTGTTTCTACATTTACGGTAGAGTCAATTTCTGCGGCACGATTTATGCCCACAGTTGAGTCCGCAGCGCGGACAGTAAGAAGGGAAACTTCGTAGGGACTCCAAGCGAAGCGGCGAACTGGAATTTTATCTTCGCCAACGCTTTCAGAAACGATTGAAAGGCGAGTGTAGCCAACACTTACAGGTATTTTAGACCAGTCGGTTTTAACGCGGGTTTGCCAGTTTTCATCATAAAGTTTGATTTCTCCGCGCGTCTTTTTGTCGGCGTCAACTTTGACCGAATTATTTACAACATCGCCAATGTCTAGCTTCTCATTGTGGTCTTGCAGCGCGACTCCCTTGCGATTTATGAAGCCAAAGTTTGCATCTCCGGGCGCGTGAGACAAAACCTCCCAGTATTGGCCGGATGAATCCGAGCGCAAAACAGGAAGCTCGGAAGCGAATGAAAGTTTGATTGCGCCAGTGGCGACATCGGGGGTTTCAATTTCTGCGTTTCTAAAAAAAACTGTTTCCATTCTACCATTTAAGCGAAAGTCAATTTTTAAGTTTCGCCAGAGGACGCGGGTGAAGCTCCCTGCTCGGCAACTGCGCCCTTCGTAATTGTTGGTTGTGAGATTGGCGCGGGTTGAATGTTGTGCGTCTGCTCGGATAGCTGGTCTTCTTCGCGCGTCTCGTCAACTTCGTCAATGTTCCCGCCGCGCTCGGCAATTTTCTCTCGGCGAGTCGCAAAGCCAGCCTCAACTTCAAGGATGTCGGCTTGAACTTCTTTCATCGGCTCAACGCTCGCCCAGACGCGCGGTTGCCAGTTGACGCCTGAAAGAATTTTATCTTCTTTCGCCAGCGGCATTTTGATTTTGCCTTTCAACATCGCAAACGGAAGCCAGTCTTCAAACATCGGCTGCATCAACTGGTCAATGATGTGCTGCTGGTCGTATTGATACTGCGCGGTATCTTCCAGCCGTCCGGCCTTGAAGCTGGAATAGTTCACGCCCTCTAAATCATTGGCGACGGTGTTGTAAGCCAGCCCCGCTCCCGCCGCGCCTCCACGCAACATCCCTTTTACAAACGAACCATAGGCATCCATCGGATGTTTCGGGTCAATGTCGTGCCAGACTTCCCCAGGGTCGCCCATTTCAACCATGCCGGGGGACATTTCTTCAAGCGAATTTCCGCGCTGGTCAACTGGCCCGTCATATTCCGTTGGCAAAGTTTTGGAAACAAATCCGCCCTTGCAAGCCGCCACACGCGCGGCGACGGCTTCCGCCTCTTCGTATCGGTGAAGCGCATTTAATCGCGTAGCAATCGAGCAAAAATCCGGCATACCGACTAACTGATTTGCGCGGTCAATGTCAAAAATCATGTAGATGTCTTCGGCGGGAACGCGCGTCTGATAAATCTTGTCGGAATTGTTCGGCAGGACTTCGCCGGGATGCCGCGACAAAATCCAATAAGCAATCGGGCAATCAAATTCGTCGTATTCAATTCCGAATTTGATGTTATTTCCGTTCAATGGATTTTTACCAACATTCCAAAAGTTCAAAAAATCAATTTCCAACGGACGAACCGCAAAGCCAAAGGCGTTATTGAATCCGCGATACTTGCGAACCATGATTGCGCCATCGCGTTTCCACGCGCGAACCGCCAGCCGTTGCAAATTCACGCCTGACATATTCCGCATCACGGTGCAATTTTGCGGCTTCAAAAATTCTTTCCACGCATCTTGCACCATCTGATTTGCTTCCGTGTCGAATTGAAAGCGCGGCTTGTTGGAAACTTTAGCGTTCGGATTGGCGGGGTCGTTTGGTTGCGGTTTCAACGCGGGCGCAGGCTCGCGGATTTTCATTTGCAACTGAATCCCTTGATGGCCGATGACGTTGTTTTGAAACAAGCGCAACATCCGGCGCATATAATCGTCGTCGCGCTCTAATTGGCGAAGCCGTGAGCGCGTGGCGATTGCAGAAACTAAAATTTCGGCGTCGGCGGAAGAAATGGACACCGGCCAATCGCCGGTTAGCCGCGAAGTCATTGCGGACGCAAACATCCGCTTGCCATCGCTGCGAACGGACTTTCTTTCGTTCCATTCTAGCGGTTTTTCAATGGTTTTTACCGTGATAACCGTCTCTTTTGGGGTGTTTTCAAGCCCTTTTATGGGTGGTAAAACCGCGATTTCACCCGCTTTTCTAACGACTTTTTCACTCACAATTTCCGCCTCCAAACGGGAAAATCGGCGGTAAAGCACCAAATTGGCCTATGCTGGCTTGGTTCGGGTCGGTAAAAACCGTGTAGCGGTTGCGCCCGTTGCTCCTGCCCATCTTGGAATTTTCTTTCTTCACTTCGTTTTGGCGGATTTGTTTCCAATAATTGTATTCGTCGCGCAAATCTTTTGGCGAAAGTCTTTTGATGCGCGTCCCCTCGACTTCGCTTTCCAAAATGTCGTGAGTTGCTTTACCAAGCTGGACGGCTTCTATTAGCTGAATCATCTTTTGCGCTTGCGTTCGCAAATCAATGTCCGGCGCAGCCCCTTCAAGATTTGGCGTGACGGCGAGATTGTTTAGGTAGATGCGCTGACGCTCGCCCGTGCTGACATTGCCAGCAAAGCCTTCCATCGTGTAACTTGCTGGAAGCCACGTTGCGGTTGTCGCCGCCGTTACGTTGATAACGTGCGTGTCGCCGTTCGCGGTGGATAAAAACTCGATGGCTTGACCGTTGCCGCGAAGTTCGTAGGTGAGTTGCCAGCCTTGTGACGCTGGATAATTGCCTAGCGACCGCTGCCAAGACAGCGTATCACCTGCCGCAATTTGAATCGGCTCGTAGTTTTTAATTGGAACTGACAATGCTATTTGATTTGCAATCTCGGCTTTGCCAGCCGATTAAGTCAAACCATCGCGCGACGGCGAAAGTTAAACCTGCTCTTCTCTTTTAAGCAAAAGTCAATTTACAGCCAACCCTTGCGACTTCCAACAAATCCGCCGACGCGAACACGCGGGGCGGGTTTGGCAATTGGTTTTGGCGCGGGCGTAACCAGAGCGGATTTCTCAACTGGCTTCAAAACGTATTCAGTCTTCTCTTGAGCAATCGGAGCAACCGTGTTTTGCGGAATCACCGCTGCGCGAACTTTCGCAATGTTCGGTTTCAAGATGTCATACGCCGCGAGATTATACACGCGCAAGTCCAAAGATTCGTTGCGCTCAAAAGTTTTGACCCAGCGGCGACGGACTTGCCCCTTCTCCATGAATGTTTGCAGCTTTTCAGAACATAGCTGCTTGAAATACGATTCGGTGTAGCCGCGCGCCTTCGGGAAGTGGCAAAACCGCGCTCCGGGGTCTTCAATCTTCAACCGCGAAAAAATTGCGTCCTTCGCGGTGTCTGTTCCGATGTTGTAAAGCCAAATGCCGTAAAATTTATTCTTGTTGGCCTGAACTAGCGGCGAATGCGGCGTTGAACTACCCTTGACGGCGTAAAATCGGCGAGCAAAGTTGCGCTTGCAAAAGCGATAAACCGCCTTTGTCTTGTGTCCACTATCGAAGGCCGCGCACGTCACGCCGATTTCAACGCCGGTCGGATGCGTGAATTTCTTGGATAGATAATCTTCAACCTGCTTTTGCACGTCCGGCAAATCGAAGTCGCCGTAGATGACGTGTTTTTCGATGCCCCATGTTTCCTCTTCGTCACCCCAACCAAGAATCTCCAATTCAACGCGGTCTTTCTGAATGTCCGCCGCCGCCGTGAGCAAGCAAACTTCTGCGGGTAATTCGCCTTCGTAATCTTCGCAGCGTTCTAAAAGCGGACTCCATAACACTTGCTCCGCCGCTTCTTCCCATGATTCGTTTAAGAAGATATTCGTCCAGACACGGAGTGTTTGCTTGTCGCCTTTTTTTGCGGTGAGAAAGTTTTCTGCGAACTGGTGGAGATAGGATTTGAACGCCCGCTTTTTGCCGATGGTTTGATACAGCCCTGAAAGCAAACGCCCGCGAATTCCGTTAAACGCAGCGGTCGCGCGCCACTCGGCGCGAAATCCGTTGACCGCAGGATTTTCAGGATGCCCGCTGGCAATCGCCGCAAGCCTTTGTTGGTCGCTCCATTCACTTCCGCATTTTTCGCATTCATAAATTGTTTTTGACGTGTCCGAAACCTCGCTGCCGTCCAATTGCTTGAATGTCCATTTGACGTTAGACCATTTCAAAACCTGAAAATGTCCGCAAGCATGGCAAGGCAGGAAATACATTTGCTTGTCGCTCCGCTCGATAATCTCTTCAATGCGTGACGCGCCCTTGCTGGTGACGGTTGACGACTTTAGCCTTACAGCATCGTGAAAAGTAATTGTTGCGCGGTCACCTAGCGCGCATGGGTCGCCTTCCGCCGTTGTTTCGTAAGCGTCAATTTCGTCTTGGATGGAAATTTTCTTTGAGCGTTGCCGAAAGCCTGACGGAGAATTTGCGCCAAGCGCGGTCAAGTTGCCGCCAGCAAACTTTCGATTCATCGTCGTGCTTTCCGAATCTTTCGCGCGCGGCTCTATCAACTTGCCTTTTAGTCGTGGCGTCTCTTTTGTCGAGGGAACAAATTTTTCCCGCATGAAACTTTTGGCCGAATCGAGCGTTGGATAAACAACCTGCATCGCGCAAGGCGCGTGGTCAACGTGGTAGCCGAGAATGATGCAAATGGAAAGCGTTTTGCCAAGCTGGGATGAGATTTGCCACGCGATTTCAGAGCAAGCTGGGTCTAGTGGGTCGTTCAGCATATCCCGCTGAAATGGCATCCGTGAGCATTTGTATTTTCCGGCTTCGGCGTTACCCTCGGACGGCAGATAAAAATACTTGTCTGCCCATTCGGAAATAAGCAAATGCTCTGGCGGTTCAATAATCCGCGCCAGTTCGCGCAATGCTTTTGGCAGTCCGGTCATGTTAAAATTGTGCGGCTATCGTGCCAGCAACGCCGGATTTTTACCGGAGGAGATACACCGACGACGCCTCCTAATTATTGCATTCCAATTCAAATCGGTGGCCACTAAATCATTTCAACGCCTCAATTCCTTTTTCGTCGCCTTCCAATTCGGCGGCGGCAGCGGCGTAGTTTAACTTTTTCCCAAACTCTGAAAGCGCACCCCTGATTTCTTCATCAATGGCCAGCCTTTGCGCTTCAGTCAATCCTAGCTTGCTTTGGACGTTATTGCCGACACGCAAAAATCTTTGCTTAACCGTGACGGCAACCTCTTCCCAAGTCCTAATCACGACCGGCGCGGAAATGTCGTCGCCTGATTCTTGCCGGTCTTTTCGCTCCTCGCGCTTGGCTTTCGCAAGATTCAACCGCTCAACGGCTGGCGTCGTGTTTTCTTTTTTGCGGTTCAGCAAGCCCTGAATCGCGCCCTTAAAATCTATCATTCCATTCTCGCCTTTGGGAATGATTCCATCCTCGGCCATCTGGTCAACACGGCGCGGCGTCAACCCGATTAGCTCGGCAAGGTCTTTGCGGTGGATTTTTTCGGGAATGGTCATGCCTTGGCTTTTTTCTTTTGCCAAACTTTCTTTGCCGCTGCCGAATGATTTCCGCCGTCTTTATGGCTGCGCTGAAATTTTAATCCGAAGTTCTTTTGAAAGTCTTTTGCCATTGCCGACAACCACGCTTTACCAACCCCTATTTGCTCGCCTATCTGCTCGTAGCTCTTATCGCCTATCATGTCCGGCCTGACCAGAGCGGTCATCGCCACAAACCGATTCTGCGCGGCTTTCGGGTGGCGTGGTGTAAATCCGCTCGCCGTCTTTTCTGTCCAGCACCAAAAGAAAACCGAGTCCATCAATTCCGCCAAGCCCTTCAACTTTTCCAACCGCTCCCAATCTTCTGTCGAAACGTCGCCGCCGTCAGTAATTGACAACCGCCGATAGACATCTGACATTTCGGACTTGTCCACCCCTTCAAGGTGTCCAGTCTCGTTAATGATTCGCAGCCCGCCTATCCCGCAGGGTTCGTCGTCCATGTTGAAATTGACTTTGTCTTTAAGGCGTAGATTTGTCAATACATTTCTGCCGAAGTAAAGTCCGGCTGAAGATACCGCGCAAGCCAGCCCGTCATCGGACGTTAATACGACCTTCGTTAAAAAATAAAAGGAGTCTCGCGCCGTTTTACACATTCGACCCTTCCGGCTAACCAAGAGAGACACGAAGGATAACCCGCCGAATGAGCATGGCTGGGGGGATTGTTGTTTTTCAGTTAATTTATTCAGTTTTCATGCCAAAACTTCAAATCGCAACGGAAATCTTGTAATTTTTTCTAGCGAGACAAAGAAAGCGAGCTTGGTCACC